TTAAATTATATTTCTAATAAAAAATAATATAATTATATTTTTAGTAAAATAAATAGTTAAATATCATTAAATAATATTTATAATAATTAAAATCATTAAATTATATTTCTAATAAAAAATAATTTAATTATATTTTTAGTAAAATAAATAGTTAAATATCATTAAATTATATTTCTAATAAAAAATAATTTAATTATATTTTTTAGTAAAATAAATAGTTAAATATCATTAAATAATATTTATAATAATTAAAATCATTAAATTATACTTCAAACTAAAAATAATATAATTATATTTTTAGTTAAATAAATAGTTAAATATCATTAAATTATATTTCTAATATAAAATAATTTAATTATATTTTTTAGTAAAATAAATAGTTAAATATCATTAAATAATATTTCTAAAAATTAAAATCATTTAATTATATTTCTAATTAAAAATAATATAATTATATTTTTAGTAAAATAAATAGTTAAATATCATTAAATAATATTTCTAAAAATTAAAATCATTTAATTATATTTTTAAATTATATTTCTAATAAGAAATAATTTAATTATATTTTTTAGTAAAATAAATACTTAAATATCATTAAATTATATTTCTAATAAAAAATAATTTAATTATATTTTTTATTAAAATAAATAGTTAAATAATATTTATAATAATTAAAATCATTAAATTATACTTCTAACTAAAAATAATATAATTATATTTTTAGTAAAATAAATAGTTAAATATCATTAAATTATATTTCTAATAAAAAATAATTTAATTATATTTTTTAATAAAATAAATAGTTAAATATCATTAAATAATATTTATAATAATTAAAATCATTTAATTATATTTCTAATTAAAAATAATATAATTATATTTTTAGTAAAATAAATAGTTAAATATCATTAAATAATATTTTTAAATTATATTTCTAATAAGAAATAATTTAATTATATTTTTTAGTAAAATAAATAGTTAAATATCATTAAATAATATTTCTAATAAAAAATAATATAATTATATTTTTAGTAAAATAAATAGTTAATATCATTAAATAATATTTCTAATAATTAAAATCATTTAATTATATTTCTAATAAAAAATAATTTAATTATATTTTTTAGTAAAATAAATAGTTAAATATCATTAAATAATATTTCTAATAATTAAAATCATTAAATTATATTTTTAAATTATATTTCTAATAAGAAATAATTTAATTATATTTTTTAGTAAAATAAATAATTAAAATCATTAAATTATATTTTTAAATTATATTTCTAATAAGAAATAATTTAATTATATTTTTTAGTAAAATAAATAGTTAAATATCATTAAATAATATTTCTAATAAAAAATAATTTAATTATATTTTTTAGTAAAATAAATAGTTAAAATATCATTAAATAATATTCCTAATAATTAAAATCATTAAATTATATTTTTTAGTAAAATAAATAGTTAAATATCATTAAATTATATTTATAATAAAAAATAATTTAATTATATTTTTTAGTAAAATAAATAGTTAAAATATCATTAAATAATATTCCTAATAATTAAAATCATTAAATTATATTTCTAATAAATAAATAGTTAAATAATATTTATAATAATTAAAATCATTTAATTATATTTCTAATAAAAAATAGTTAATATAATTAAATAATAATTAAACAAAATTACAAGTTAATATTTTTATTAATTTTATTGTTAATATCATCAAATAAATCTAAATAATATTTTACAACATCTGATATAACATCTAAAATATTTCCTTTATTTAATTTATAATGTATAAATATTTTATTATCTAATGGATGTGGCATATTATATCCTGCGAATGCTATATTTTTATGTTGTTGCATTCCACGACTAATTAAATTTCCTAAAGTATGATCTTCATTATTTATTATAATATAATCACCTTCATAATCATTATTTATATTATTTTTTTTTAAGTAATCATTAATTGTTTTTAAAAAATTATTTAATTTTTTTTGTATATTTAATAATGCTACATTTAATATTCTTTTTTCATTAATCTGTCCTCTTGACTCTAAACAAAAATCAAATTCATTATTATTTATTTCTTTATAATAAACAACTGAAACAGCACTATATATTGAACTTATTGATTCTACACCTAATTCAGAAACAGCTGAGAATGAAATTTCTTGATTAGGTTGTAATTTAACAATAGGTATAGAATATGGTATTTCTATTTGTTTTTCATTATAATAAAATTTAGCATTATTAGTAGTTAATGTAATAATATCATTTGTTTTATTTTTATAATTAATATACATTGTTAATTGTTTTAATGAATTAAATGTAATATTATTATTAATTTCATAATCAATATCATCATTTTCATCATTATTTTCTTCTATTTCATTATTATTACTATTATTATTATTAGTTATAATAGGTTCAAAAAAATCTATTTTATTTTCAATACCCCATAATGGTAATTGCCTTAATCTTAGTTTTAAATAATTATTATGAAATATTGATGTATTTTTATTAAATTTAAATTGATTAAATGTGTATATTGGTATATCAGATAAAATAGTTCTTCTTAATGTATTTACTACAATATAATTAATATTCGGACCTGATATTTTAAATTCTAATATATTATTACCAATTTCATTATTATAATTAATTAATTTAATGTTATTTTTCTCAAGTTTTAACATATTATTATATATTATATATTCTTTAATATATTAATATTATTATTTCAGTTTTTTTTATTTAAAGATTTTATATTATTAATATATATAATGAAAAAAATTATATTTTATTCTAAAGATTGTGAATATTGTAATAAATTATTGGACTATTTAAATAAATATAATTTAAATAATATATTTAAATTAATTGATATTAAAACTATTACTAATTTACCTGAATATATTGATTCTGTTCCTACATTAATTGATCCTGATTTAAATCAACCACTTAAAAATAAACAAGTTTTTGAATATCTTGTTAATATTAAATTTTTTAATAATCCCACTAATAATATTAATTTAATATCTAATATTGAAAATCCTAAAATTATTAATGATAGTAAAGCATATCAAATTAATAATGATCATTTAGAATTAAATGACACTATTAACTTTTATAATAATAATAATAATAATAATAATAATTTATTAGAAAAAATGAAATCTAGTAGAAATGTTCAAAATACTAAATTATCATTATTATTAAAAAAAAATAATAAAAATTGAATAATATATTTATTATTTAAAGATTTATTTAATATTATAAATTATATTAATGATACCCCATTTAATTATAAAATTATTAAAATCAAATGATATAAATAGTATTTTAAAATATTTATTAGAACAAGGTATATATAGTAAAATCTATGATATAGAAGAAATGATTTTATTATATCATAAATTTGATGTTCCTATTTTTAATGGTTATACTAAAGAATGTAGATCATTAATTATTGATAAAAATACATTAAATATTTTATGTTATACAGGATATAATCCCGTTATTTATAATAATACTAATTTTAAAGTTACTAACTTTAATATAACATTCAAAAATATTATTAATATTTGTTATGAAGGAACATATTTATCACTATTTTATAATAATAAATGGTATTTATCTACACGTAGATGTTTAGATTGTAATTTATCTATTTATAAAAATAAATCACATTTTAAAATGTTTGAAGAAGTTATTATTAATGCAGGTTATACTGGTTTTGATGATTTTTGTGATAAATTAAATAAAAATCAAACATATTATTTTGTTTTGTTACATTTTGAAAATATACATGAAATTGATTATACTTACAAATTTGGCTCTAAATATTTAAAATTATGTCTTAGTTCTATTAAAAATGAACAATTAGAAGAAATAGATTTATATTCAAATAAACCTGATTTTGTTTCATTTGATTATAATAATAGTATTTTTATTGCTGAAAAAATTAATAATCTTTCTAAACATAATTTTAATACTAAATATAATGATACTATTAATAATGAAGGTATTATTATTAATACACAATCTAATCTTATTAAAATACAAAATATTAATTATCAATATAAAATTATTATTGGATCTGATAAAAATATATATAAAGGATTAATATTTTTATATCAAAATAATAAATTAATGGATTATATAAATAATCCTGATGAAATAGAAAAAAAAATTGTAAATCCATTAAATGATAATGAAATTTATGATATGGTAGGAATAATTAATAGTGTATTTAAAGTAATAACAACTGAAATTCATGAATTATTTCAAAATGTATGGGATATAACTAATGGATCACATAAAAATAAAGATTTATATAATATATTACCAAAAGAATATAAAAATATCTTATATAATATTAAAGGTATATATTATACTAACAAATTAAAATTAGAATTTTATAATATATATAACTTTATGAAAGAATTAGACATTAATATGTTAATACATTTTTTGAAAATTAGAAAAATTATGATCAATTATTGTAAAACTAATAAATTATTAAATAATGAAATTATTGAATTTAATAAAACATTAACTAAATCTGAAAAAATTAATTTTAAATTATGTACTATTTATACTAATAAATTATTTCCTAATATTTCAAATACTGATTTCTCATTAATTAAATAAATGTAATAAAATAGGACATTTTGTTAAAGATTGTAAAATAAATATAAATTATGTTTTAAATTTATAAAATATGGTCATTTTTGAATATTTATATATTTTGTAAACTTTTTTTATTAATTTAAACATTTATTTATAATATATAATTATAAATAAATGAATAATCAACCAATTATTAATATCGGCTGTTTAGGTAGTGTTTCTGATGGTAAATCAACATTAGTTGAAAAATTAGTTGGTATTAAAACTCAACGTCATTCAAAAGAAAAAATACGTAATATTACAATTAAACAAGGTTATGCTAATATGAAAATCTGGTTAAATAATAATAATGAGTATATAACAACGAATTCAAAAGTTGAAAATTATGAAGATTATAAATTAGTTAATCATATTTCATTTGTTGATTGTCCTGGACACCATGAATTTATACAAACAATGTTAACAAGTATAAATATTATGAATGGTGCAATTATTGTTATAGCTGTTGATGATGTAATTAATAATAAACCACAATTATTACAACATTTAGCTGCAATAAAACTAAAAAAAATAGAAAAAATTATAATATGTATGAATAAAATTGACTTAATTAATAAAAACTTATTAATGATTAGAAAACGTGAATTAGATAATTTATTAAAAGAATATAATATTAATCCATTTATTATAATTCCTACATGTTTTAATAAAAAATTAGGTTTAGATTATTTAATTAAAGCAATTATGATATTATTTAATCCTAATGAATTTATTAATAATAATAAAAATAATTTACCTATTTTTAGAATATCACGTTCTTTTGATATTAATAAACCTGGAACTGATATTAATAATATGAATGGTGGAATATTAGGTGGATCATTAATGACAGGATCACTTAAAATTAATGATGAAATTGAAATTAAACCTGGTATTATTAATAAAATAGATAATAAATTTATTTGTACTTCTATTAAAACTAAAATTATAAGTTTAAAAACTGAAGAAAAAAATTTAAATGAAATATATAGTGGTGGATTAGTTGCTATTGGTACTGATATTGATCCTTATTATTGTAAAAATGATTTATTATTAGGTAATAATATCGGATTAATTAATACTTTACCAAATAATTATACAGAAATTAATATTAATGTTCAATTAACTAATTTATTTGGATATGAATGGAAACCTAAAATTAATGATAATTTATTATTACAAATTGGAATTAAAAGTATTAATGCACAATTATTGAGTTTAAATAACACAATTTTCACTTTTAAATTATTTACACCTGTCTGTATATATAATAATGAACATATTATTTTATGTTATTATGTTAATAAACTAATTAAAATAGTTGGCGATGGAAATTTTATTATTTAATATAAAATATTCTAAAAATTATTATATATATATATATATATAATGAGTTTAGAATTAGCAAGTGGTATATTAAATGCAATAGCTACACCACAAGGATTTTTTTTTATTGCTATAATAATTGGTACAGTTTTAATTATTTGGTTTGTATTAAAAAAAACTATTTGGAAAGAAAAATATGAAAATATTGATTATAATGAATATAATATAAATGATGATGATGATGAAGATGATAATGATAATGATAATTATAATGATGATGAAGATGAAGAAAATAAAAAGAAAAATAAAAATATATAATTTATTTTAATATAATATATTTATTTAAAAAAAAAATATAAAAATATATTTTTTAACGTTGTAAAATTTTAAAAAATATATAATTTATTTTAATATAATATGTTTATTTCAAAAAAAAATAATTATAATACTAATATTGAAAATAATATTAAAAATCTGGAATATCAACAAATTAGAAATAATTATAATAATAGTGAATTTTTAAAACAATTTGATGATTTAAGATTTGATAATACAGAAATACCTCTCGCTAATAATGATTATAATAATAAAGGTATTAATATTTTTTTAGAAAGAGATATTAATTTCAAATTAGGTTTTTCTAAATTTCAAAATGAAAATATGCATTATGGTATTGTAGATATTAATAATTTTTCTCATAATAATATGGTTCCTAATACTTCTCATCGTGATATTTATAATAATGAAGATAAAAATAGAAAATTAGAAACTTTTACTGGTACAGATAAATATTATTTAAATAAAAAAGAAAATAAACCACTTTTTGAACCAATGAAAGATTTAACATGGACTAATGGTGTACCTGTTATAACTGGTCAAATTGAAAATAGATTTTTACCATCTAATAAAAATAATTATGGTAATTTACCATTTAATAATAATCAAAAAATTATTCCTGGTATTAATAATGAAAATCAAACCGGTACATATTCAGTTTATAGAATCAATCCATTAACCGTTGATAATTTAAGATCTGAAAATAATCAAAAAATTACATATGAAAATAAACCACTTGAAACTATTAAAAAAGGTTCTTATCGTGCACCCGATTTTAATATTACTAAATATAAAATCCCTGATTTTAAAGAAAATAATATTAATAATCTTGTTCCATCTAAAGCAGATATTAATAAACCTAAACAAACTGGTATATTTACTGATATATTAACAAAACGTGGTGATGAGGAACAATATATTTTAAATCCACCTAAATTAGTTGTTAATAGTTTAAATGGACCTAATGTTAATAATACATTATTTGAAGAATCTAAAAAAATTAATTATATTAATTTACCACCCTCTAATATTGTTTCTAATAATAAACCTGTTATGACTAATACTAAATCATTTACTAATTATGATAATCAAAGAATCACACAAATTGATTATGCAGGTAATCTTAATAATAATACTAATAATTATATTATTGATTATAAAAATATTCCTAAAGATACCATTAGACAAGAAACTTCACATAATATTATCACTAATACACAACCAAATATTAATATTAATCGTGTTTATAATACAGATAAATCAAAAGATACTATTAGACAAAATACATCACATAATATTATTACAAATACACAACCTAATTATAATGTTAATCGTGTTTATAATACAGATGAAACAAAAGAAACTATAAGACAAAATACATCACATAATATAATAACTAATACACAACCAAATATAAATATAAATCGTGTATATAATACAGATGAAACAAAACCAACATTACGTGAATTAACATCACAATATATTGTAATAAATACACATCCTGATAATCAACGTGTACGTGTTTATAATAATGATAAAATGAAACCAACTTTAAAAGAAACAACATTAGATACTATTGTATTAAATACAGTACCTATATTACAAGAATCTAATAGAGTTTATAATGATGATAAAAGTAAACCAACACAAAGACAACACATTTCACATAATATAGTATTAAATCCAATATTAGAAAATTCAGGAAATAGAGTTTATAATGATGATAAAACAAAATCAACAGTGAGACAACATATATCACATAATATAGTATTAAATCCAATATTAGAAAGTTCTGGAAATAGAGTTTATAATAATGATAAAACAAAAACAACAATTAGAGAAAATACTTCATATGATATTATATTAAATCCTATATTAGAAAATTCAGGTAATAGAGTTTATAATAATGATAAAACAAAAACAACTATTAGAGAAAATACTTCATATGATATTGTATTAAATCCTATATTAGAAAATTCAGGTAATAGAGTTTATAATAATGATAAAACAAAAACAACTATTAGAGAAAATACTTCATATGATATTGTATTAAATCCTATATTGGAAAATTCAGGTAATAGAGTTTATAATAATGATAAATCAAAAACAACAATTAGAGAAAATACTTCATATGATATTGTATTAAATCCTATGTTAGAAAATTCAGGTAATAGAATTTATAATAATGATAAATTAAAAACTACTATTAGAGAAACACATGAAAATAATAATTATGATAATAATATTAAATCACAATTTTCAAGTAATTATATTAGAGATTATAATGATAAATTAAAAACTACTA